TAAATCAATCATGGTGTGATGACATTGCAACTGGTCAGTATGACCACGATACATACACTGGTTCAGGATACTTAGACATAGGAAAAATGTCTCAAACATTTGGAGACTTAGCATAATGGCAACACTCAAAACAAACACACTCACAGGCACATCAACAGCAGGGTCTATTGCCGTCACAGGAGAGGGTAACTCTACAACTACCAACTTACAGCAGGGGTTGGCGAAAGCTTGGGTTTTTGGAGGAACTGATGCTAGTTTGACTGATAACTTTAATATTGCATCAGGCACAGATAATGGCACTGGTGATTATTCCTACGCTATTACTAATGATATGGCTAATGCTAATTATTCAATTCTTGGAACAGCTTCAAATGCCGTAGCAAATGACCCAGTTATATCTTGCAATCCATCAGATGATGTTACTGCAACAGGTTCTTATAGACTACAGATTGGGCTTACAGGTCAAGGCACTGACAATTTTGCTCAAGCTGATAAAGTTCACTATAGTGCAATACACGGAGACTTAGCATAATGTCCACACTAAGAACAAATGCCCTAGAGGGAGTAGACGCAAAGAACAGCATCACTATTGTTGCAGGTGCAGGGAATATTACCACTACGAGTGTGCAACAAGGATTAGTGAAAGTTTGGTGTCAGTATGATGCTCCTGATGCAACAATAAATGATAGTTTTAATACGGCTAGTTTAACAGATGGTGGAACTGGTGATTATAAACCTAACTACACAAACGCATTGAGTAATACTAATTATGGCATAACAATAGGGCAAAAAAGTTTATTTGCAACTACAGCCATTGTTTCTTTTTACGCTGAAAGTGATTCTTTAAAAACAACGGCACTATGTAATATATCTTCTTTTAAAACAGGAGATGGAAGCAATCAAGACCCCGGAGAGATATCTTTAGCAATACACGGAGATTTAGCATGACACCAGAATTTCAAGGAACACATTTATGGGATAGACTAGGATGGGCAAAGCAAAACCTAGAGCCATACAGAAGTGAGTTCTGCATTGTGTGGGAAGACCCTGACAACCTAGATGAACCTGCAAAGATAACGCACCCTGACCCTAACTGGATGGCGTGTGCATTGAATGGTGGCATACTACCACCTGTGTGGGTGTATTGGGAACTCAAGAAGGACGAAGCACAACCAGACTTTGTAAAGCATACAAGAGGATACTTGTTGCATAACACTGAGCCTGTGAAGGCTATGACAGAAGAAGAAGCAATAGAGTATCTAATACAGAAAGATATACCTGAAAGGGTATGGAGAGATTATGAGAAGTCAAACCGACCAAGACTTGTCATATGTAAGAAAGAGCAACTGCCACAACAACGAACATGGCGAAATGCTTGGAAAATAGCTGCTTAAATAGGAGGAACTAACATGGCAACTAAGACTTTTGTAACCGACAAGGATGGTGCAACAATAGATGCTTCAACAGCAACTATACCTTCCGACAGGCATTTCAGAAATGCTTGGAAACTAAATGGTAGTGTTATGGCTGAAGACATGACTGCTGCTAAAGTTATCTTCAAGGATAAAATCAGGGAAGTGCGAAAGCCTTTACTTGAAGCTGAAGATGTAACATACATGAAGGCACTTGAAGCTGATGACGCATCTGCTAAAACAGCATCTGTAAACAAGAAGAAAGCATTGAGAGATGCTCCTTCTGCAAAGGCTATAGATGATGCAGACACAATAGCTAAACTAAAAGCTGCTTGGGATGCAAGCACATTGGGTACAAGCCCATACGCATGAGGTAAATAGATGGCTTTAACTAAAGTTACTGGAAGTGGAGTGAGTGGAGCTACGATTAGTTCTAGTGATGTTTTGACCATACCAAAACGAGCAGGTATATATGAACACATTACAACAAAGGTAAGTACCTCCGATAGTGAATTAAGTGGCTCTACTGCTGCATCTATACGTTTCCAAGATGTTTTCACAACGGACTATATAACGTACAAATTGGTTATTGGTTTCTATGGTTCTGCTCACACAAGTGGAGCACATGATATAACTATGCGATGGATGAATGGTAGTTCTGAAATAACTGATGCAAACTATAGATGGCATACTCAAGAGCTTTCAGTAAATACAGGCTCATACATCGGTAACAATGATAATAGTGATGATAGAATGCGTTTGTTTAGAAATTTAAATGACAACGGAGATGGAACTGCACAAGATACTGGTTTGTATGGTGAAATTGATATGTATGGTGTTATTGCCACTGTTATAAGTGGTACAAATACTGACAGAGGGTCTAAACACAGACCAATGATGAAGAGTGATTTGGTGGGTTATAATGAAACACTTGGTGCATACATAAGGTCACAATCCTTTGGACGTTACAATAATGGGAGTGCAGATACTACCTTTACTGGCTTTGCTTTTATGGGTGAAACTGGAGAACTAGCAGGAACGTATATGTCACTATTTGGATTAAGGGTGAACGCATAATGTCAATAGCGATGAAACAATTAAGAGAAACTAGAGACAAACTTTTAGCAGAAAGCGACTGGACACAAAGCAGAGATGTGACTTTATCAAATGATGCTGATTGGAAAACGTATAGGCAAGCATTGAGGGATTTACCTTCAACAGCAAGTTCAGACTTTATCAATCAAGTAATTACTGCGACTTCAGCACCAGTTGATATGTTCTCAATTAAGTTCCCAACAAAGCCGTCATAGGAGAATAACTAAATGCCATACATAGGAAAAGCACCACAGCAAGGTATCCGTAACAGGTTCATCTACCAAGCCACAGCAGGGCAGACATCCTTCAGTGGTTCAGATGCTAACTCACTCACATTGACATATCCAGACTCAGAGTACGTTGATGTGTATCAGAATGGAATCTTACTCAAACCTGCAACCGACTACACCTCTACATCAGGTACATCAGTTGTGTTGGTAACAGGAGCATCAGCTAATGATGTAGTAGAGATAGTTGTGTATGACACATTTAGTATAGCCAACAGCTACACCAAGTCTGAGTCTGACACACGGTATCCCTTCTTAGGTAACGACAGCATCATACGAACCAATGGTCAGACAATCAGTGCTGATGTAACAATCAGTAGTACAACCAATGCTCTATCAGCAGGACCAATTACAGTCGGTGCATCAGCAACGCTAACAGTTAATGGATTTTATACAATATTATGACATCAAAATTACAAGTAGATAATATAGAAGGAAGAACAACAAAGGGTAGTATGAATATTACTGAGGGTAGCACTACTACATCTATTCAAAAGGGATTAATAAAGGGCTTTAGTGTTATATTTAAGCAGTCAGATAATTCCTCTGGCGATACTTTTAATTTGAGTAGTGTAACAGACGCATCTACAGGCAAAATTAACTACGCTCATGCTAATCCATACATATCTGATGATGGCTACATAGCCATTCCTAACGATGGTAATTATGGGTATACAATGATTGCTCCTCAAGACTTAACAACTACAGCCTGTTCACAATTTTCTTTTAGCACTGGAGATAGTTTATCTGATACTGTAATGGCTGCAGCATTTGGAGGAGATTTAGCATAATGGCAAGTGAAATTAAAGTAGATACAATCGTCAATGCAGGGGGAGATAATGACACAGGTATTGACCTTGCGACTAATGACCAGATATTGCTGAAGGTAGCCAATGCTACAAAGCTAACCATGAACTCCACAGGACAGACCACTATTGTTGGAGAGGGTGGTACAACTACTACGAGTGTACAGCAGGGATTAACTAAGTGTTGGTGCAAATTTGATGGGACTGCAGGTAGTATCTCATTTTCTGATAGTTTTAATTGCTCTGGTTTAATTGACGAAGGAACAGGAGATTATACAGTTAGCATAACTAACGACATGGCAAATGATGACTACTCGTGTACCACGCATGGAGTTGACCGTACCTTTTTAGAAAACGATGACCAAGTTTTAGTCGGTTCAGTTAGGTTTGTAGCAAAACAGGCAAACACTAATGCTGTGGATGTAAAAGAAGCAGGTGTACAAATTTGTGGAGACTTAGCATAATGGCATCAACACTAAAAATTAATACATTAACAGGTGTAACCACAGCAGGGTCAATCGCTGTGACAGGCGAAGGGAATAGCACCACGACTAATCTGCAACAGGGATTGTGTAAAGGATGGTTACAATTTAACGGAACAAGCACTGCTGCTATACAAGATTCATTCAATTATGCTAGTATAACTGACCATACTACAGGAGACTATAGCTCAACATTGACTAATGCAATGGCAAACAACGACTACTCTGTTAATATAAGTGGAGCAGGGGCTGATTTTATTCAACAATCTGTAACAACTTCAGCAACTCGTGTAGAAGTCTATAATACAGGTGCTAGTGGAGTAGACGTAGCTATTGTTTCAAAAGCAGCACACGGAGATTTAGCATGAGCAAAGCAGCAGAATTAGCAAACCTAATAGGCAACATCAACGCAGGTGGTGGTGGAGTAAACAGGAATGTCATCATAAATGGTGCGATGAATGTGGCACAGAGAGGAACGTCAAGCACAGGATTGGGTGCTACTGATGGATACTACACTATAGACAGGTTCAATCTAAATCTTGATAGTGCTAATGCAGGACGATTTACCATGACACAAGATAGTTCTGCTCCTAGTGGTTTTGCTAATAGTTTAAAACTAGCTTGCACTACTGCAGATACATCAATAGCAGCAGGTGAAAGACTACAAATTGAACAAAGAATAGAAGGTCAAAATTTACAAGCGTTTGCAAAAGGAACGTCAGATGCAAAGCCCTTTGCTGTTTCGTTTTATGTAAAGGGTAATGCTAGTGCCACATATGTGTGTGAGTTGTTTGATGAAGATAACTCAAGACAATGTTCCAAAACATTTAATGTAACAACAGATTGGACACGAGTAGAACTTACATTTCCTGCTGATACTACAGGTGCTTTTGATGATGACAATAATTCAAGTTTACTGCTTATTATTTTTCTTCATGCAGGTTCTACTTTTGCAGGTGGTACGTTAAACTCATCTTCTTTTGCTAGTGTAACAAACGCTAATAGGGCTGCAGGGGGAAGCTCATTCTTTGACAGCACAGACAGAACATTCTTCATCACAGGAGTTCAGTTAGAAGTAGGGCAGAACCCAACAGAGTTTGAGTCAGAGCCTTTTGACGTTACACTAATTAAATCAAAAAGATATTATGAAAAATTTGATTATGAAAATTCAGGTTTTGTGCGAATTGGTTATTCAGACAGTACAACCTCTGCACATGCTGCTTTTGAATATGCTGAAAAAAGAGCCACTCCAACTGTTACTCTACCCACAGCAGGACAAAGTAGTGGAAATGCAACTTTTTTAGTAGGAACTGGTGGTTATCCTTCTTCAACAGGAACTAATTCTTTTCTAACTGCAAACAAAACAAACGGCAGGATTCAAGGAGCAAGTTACTCAGGCTTAACTGCAGCACAGCCTTCTGGCTTTTACTCAACAGGGTCTACTAGCATTGAAGTAGATGCAGAACTATAGGTTATAAAATGTTAATTACAAATGCACAATATCTTAAAAATGATAAAGGGGAACTAGATACAGTTAGAGGCTCTATAGATGGTGAAACAATGTTTGTTCCACTAGACCCTAACAACAGACACTACGCAGAGATACTAAAACAAGTAAAGGAAGGCACACTGACCATACAGGACGCTGATTAGTGTTTGACCCTGTTACCATATCTGCTGCAGTCGCTACAGCAAGCACAGCTTTCAATGGTATCAAGAGAGCATTTCAGGCAGGACGAGACTTTGAAAGTATGGCAGGGGACTTGTCACGGTGGATGGGTGCAGTCAGTGATGTAGATGCTGCCCACAAGTCTGCTAACAACCCATCAATGCTCCGTAAGGTACTCAGTGCCAAAAGCATAGAAGAAGAAGCAATAGAAGCATTTGCTGCTAAAAAACAACTGGAACAACAAAGAAATGACCTACGCACTTTTATACAGTTTTCTCAGGGGCAATCTGGGTGGGAAGAACTCCTACGTATGGAAGCAGACATACGTAAGAGAAGACAAAAAGAAATATACGACAAGAAAATCTTCAGAGAAAAGGTTATAAACTATGTCGCTTTGGCAGTGGTTTCTGTTGTTGGTCTTGGTGCTTTGGTGCTGTTTATTTTTACCCTTATGGGGTTCGACAGAGGATGGTGGTAACTGCGTAAGAAAAGACGGTGGACAGCAAACATTTGAGTGGCTTTGTGCAAATAAATATGGTACAATATATTTAGCACAATCCGACAACATCAAGAACTGCTACACCTGCTTCCTCAAGAAGTTCAGCGACTGGACATGGGAGCAAGAGAAAAGACTAGGCAAACGTGAAGACCCAAAGTATATCACATGTCGTAGATACAAAAGAGTACAAGCAAAGAATGGACAGCAGGTCTGTTTGTACAAGGGAGCAAACGATACATATACGCTAGTGGTAGAAGGACAATGCCCAACAGAGTACCGTTGCAGATATGACCCAAATGGTCAGCCACCTAACATAGATAGTGTTCTTGAGTCAATGAATAAGAGTTTTAAGTAATATGGAAATAGACCCAGTAATGTTTTGGAATTTAATTCTAACCCTTGTGATAGCACCTGCTATATGGACATTTCGTAATGTAATGATTGAGGTGAAACGCATAGACATACTTCTGAATAAAACGAGAGAAGAGTATGCATCAAGAGCAGAGGTAAAGCAGGAGATGCATGGAGTGATGGAAGCATTACATAGACTAGAAGATAAGCTAGATAGAGTATTAAGTAGAGAGAGCAAATGATTTCATTTCAAGGATTTAAGCCATCAGGCATAGAAAAGATAGCCAACGCTATGGGCTTTCAAGGTGAAGAGAAAGACTTCCAAAAGTTTTTAGAAGAAAACCCTGATAGACAGGCAGAGATGATGCGTTATCAGGACATAGCACGTAAGATGGTATCAGGTGGTTATGTTAACAAGATGCAGGAAGGTGGCACACCTGCAAAGAAAAGTATTCGTGATATATCACTTGACAGAGTAACCGATCCTAAAGTACCAACAGGTGCGACTGTTTCACCGTTTGGTATACCTACAGGTGATGCAGGGCAAACTGTTTCAACTACGTCTGGAATGGTTGATACAACAGCACCACAGGCTACAGCTAAAACAGCAGGTACAACTCTGGCATCACGAACTAGAGTGGGTGATCCTGTATTTCCTTTTCGTCAACCTATGATTGAAGCAGATGGCAGAGTTGCACCTGCAATATCAGAAGAAGATAGAAGAAGATTTGAAGAGCTTGCAAATGTTAGTGATGTATCTAGACGGTTGCAATCCGATCAACCTGCCACAATGCAAGCTGATACTGTTACAGATAAAGTAACAGCCGTAACAGAAGCAACAGAAGCTGCTCGACTAGATCCAAATGACCCACGATCAAAAGTAACCGCAGCCGAAGCTACAAAGTCGGCTGTGTCCGATTTAGATGCAGCTCAAGGTACAGCAATTAAATTAGAAAACCCTGTACAGAGAGAAATACAGCAAGGCGAACTTGTAGAGCCAGTAGCTAACGCAGAAAAAGCAGCAAAATTTACTGAACAAATTCAAGCTGCCACAGCAACACCCACAGAAAAAGCTACAGTCCAAGGACAGTTAGCATCACTTACAGCAGATTTTGATGCTAAGAACCCACCTGCTTGGGCTGCAGGGGCATTGAGAGGTGTTCAGGCTGTAATGCAACAGCGAGGTTTAGGGGCATCTAGTATCGCAGGACAGGCTCTTATACAGGCATCTTTAGAATCAGCACTTCCAATAGCAATGGCAGATGCACAGACGGTTGCTAAGTTTGAAGCACAGAACTTGTCGAATACACAGCAACGTGCAATGCTTGCCGCAGAACAACGTGCATCATTTATAGGCATGGAGTTCACTCAAGAGTTTCAAGCAAGAGTGCAAAATGCAGCAAAGGTAAGTGACGTAGCAAATATGAACTTTACTGCAGAGCAACAGATAGCTCTGGAGAACAGCCGTATTGCTAACACTGTAAATCTACAAAATCTTAGTAACAGACAAGCTAAAGTGATGGCAGAAGCCAGTGCATTGGCTAATCTGGACATGGCTAATCTAAATAACAGGCAAATGTCTGCCGTTCAAAATGCACAGAACTTTATGCAGAGAGACATGGCTAACTTGTCTAATCAACAGCAGACAGAGTTGTTTAGGTCACAGCAGAGAATACAAAGCTTGTTTACAGATCAGGCTGCAGAAAATGCATCACGACAGTTTAACGCTACAAGTGAGAACCAGACTAAACAGTTCTTTGCACAGCTAGACACACAAGTGTCACAGTTCAATGCATCACAGGCAAATGCACAGGCACAGTTCAATGCAGGGCAAGAAAACGCTATCTCACAGTTTAACACAGAAGTGAGAAACCAACGTGACCAGTTCAATGCAAACAACAGGCTTGTGATTGACCAGAACAATGCACAGTGGAGAAGACAAATAGCAACAGCCGATACCGCTGCAGTCAATCGTGCTAACGAAATAAATGCACAGAACTTACTTGGAATATCAAACACAGCATATAATAACCTATGGCAGTATTACTCTGACGCTATGCAGTATGCATGGACAAGTGCAGAAAATGAGAGAGACAGAGTAAAAGATTTAGCTGTCGCACACTTAGATGCCGATAATAATGTTGACATACAAAAGATGCAGAATGATTATAACTCTTCTGTTGGCTTTGGTAAGTTGATAGGAGCATTTATGTTTGGTAGTGAATTTTTATTTGGGTGATAAAGAATGAGGTATAGTCCGACAAATCCTGCAGTAGATGCGTGTAATAACATGGATATGTTTTTAGATATGTTAGGTAAACAGCCTAAAAAGAAGAAGCAAAAAGGTTTGTTATCTAAATCTGGCATGATGGGTATGAAGCAGGAAAAACAAAAATCAGAAGCAGAAAATGCAGCAGACTTTGTAAAAATGATAAGAGAAGCAAGACAAGGATTAAATGATGATACAGCAAGCTAGTTTAGATGCACCTATTCCCGGAGAAGGACTGACACATGAGCTAGGGGATAGACCTTGGCAAAAACCTGCACAGCTTACAAATGTAGACGATGTTATGCCTTTTTATAGAGAAAAGATAACGGATGAGGAATTTGTACCTAATCTTTTACAAGTAATAGAGATGGGTATGCCTTTAACAACGATAGCTAACGCTATGCAAAGTGCAGCTGTTATGGAGGGCGTACACAGTATTGATGTAGGAGTTTTGATGTTACCTATTATAGTAGAGTTACTAAAATTTGTAGCAGAAAAAAATGACGTAAAGTATGTTACTGGTATGGAAAAGCGTGATGTAAAGCCTAACAATGAAATAGCTACGGCAATGGCTATGAAAGAATTAAAAGAAGAAAAGTTTATGCCAGAGCAAACAAAAGAAGAAGAAGAACCAGTTGAAGAACCTCAACCTAGAGGATTAATGGCAAGGAGTATGTAAATGTTTAATTTTGGTGGTATGTTAACAGGTATTGGAGAAGCTGCTGAAGGCACTGTAAAGTTTGGCAGATCAGCAAAACATGATAAAGAAATGTTAAATACTAGAGAAGCTTTGAGAAAGAAAGCTTTACTTGAATCTAGAGATTATTCTAGGCAACAAGAAGTTTTAAAGGATAGAAAAGCTAGAAAATTAAGAGGACAAGCATTAAAAGAGTTAGGCTTAAATGATGAAACTGTAGCTGTTCTTTCACAGAACGAATTTTCAACAGAAAATGCCATGAGTTTAGGTAAACTAATAGAAGAAAGAGCCATACAGTCAGGTGAGACACTAAACATAAATGAATTTTATGAAACAAAATATACTGGCGATCCGATGAAACGAAAGAAAGAAGGAGAGGTTTTTTCATTAGGAAAATTTTATGAAAGTGACTTAGAAGCACAATTACCTTATAGCGTAAAAAGAATGAATATGCATCTTTTAAGAGAAAAGCCATCGTTAGATGAGCAAGAAGCTGAACTCGCTAATAATCATGAAACATTAATGATAAAAGCAGAGGGCGAACAGGATGCAGGTAAAAGAGAAGAACTAAATAAACAAGCAGAGTTGGCGTTTAGTAAACTAGAAAGTTTTAAAATTGGTAGAAAGAAAAGCAGTGTTAGACAAGCAACATTACAAGAAGCACCACGAGCGACATTAGAAGTTCTTGATGGTCAGATAAAAAACATGAACACTGAAATAAAGTCAGAGTTTCAAATACTCAATAAAGAAGCAGAAAATAATCCTCAATTAGCTATACTTATGGAAAGATTAGGATATACTCCTACTGGTGGAATACAAGGGGGAACTCAAGCTGAAAGAGAAATAGTTTATAACTTAATCAGAACTAGAGTTGTTGATAGAAATTTAGGTAAGCTAAAAGATAAAGATACTGGAGAATATTTAAAAGAATATCAGGATTTAGGAGTAAGACTAGAGGATTATTTCAGTGAGTTTTTAGATATTGGTAGAACAAATGTATTTCAAGGAAGAGTTTATGAAGAAGGTCAAGCTAATAATCAAGTTCCTACATTTGCTTTCTTAAACTATATGAGAGACAAGCCAGATCAAGAAATAATAATACCTTCAAGAGATAATTTTAAAATAGACAAATTTACTCAACAAGATATAGAAAATTATATAAGGAATTATACTCAGTATCATCAAGCAATGCCTAGAGGTATATAGGAATACACAATGGAAAATGAAGAACTTAATGCAGAGCTACCTGAAAGATGGAGTTCTGTAGGAGAGAAGTATAGAGATAAAAATATAAATGTATTCAGTGAAGAATACAAAAACATGAACGCAGAGTTACCTAGCAGGTGGAAAAGCACTGTACCAAAAGAAACTACAAAACAAGCAAGTTTAGGCGTTACAAACTTAAATGACGAATACGCAGAAAGCAAAGACGCTAAACATTTTGACGAGTTAAACTATGATGCTGTAGATTTACTCAGATCAGATAAACAATCAATCCAATCAATCAAAGAAAATGAAGACATAGGCGATGCTGCCATAAGAATGTCTGAAAAATATCTCGGTAGAGAAAACATAAATCGTGAGGATGCTATAGATTTAGTTCTTGAGCATTTTAATAAATTTGATGTAAATGAAATGGTTGCTGCACAAGACTTAGGTTATGTTAGTGGTCTTGTAACAGATATGAATGAAGCTGACCAAGCAGGTAGATCAGGAGATTTTGAGGATAAAGTTCAACAATTAAATGATTACAGACTTCTTTTTACAGCTAAAAACTCGTTACCTTTCTTTTTCCAAAAAGGTGGTAGAGGGATTACTGCCATAGGGGATGTCCTAGAGGGTATAGTACAAGCTCCATCTACGTGGATAGGTTTACTATTGCCAGTTGCAGGTAAAGCAGGTGCAATGGGATCAGCACAAGCTGCTAAGTTTGGTGTAACAAAACTGCTACAACAGGTAGGTAAACGACCTATATTGACTGCAATAGGAGTTGAAGCAGGTGCAGGTTTAGCACAAGATGTGGCAGCACAAAAAGTAGAGATAGAAACAGCATTAAAAGATGATTATTCATTAGTTAGAACAGGTGCTGTGACAGCAATAAGTGGTTTAGCTCCTGCTGCTCTAATACCACTAACAACCAAAGGTGCTGTAATATCTTACGCAGAAAGAAATACAGGAGATTTAGTTAAATTAAGTAAAGAAGCTATACAAGAGCGTATGGACGCTGCAACTAAAGAAGCAGAAAAACTTTTAGAAGGTGCAAAAGTTACAAAATCAGTAAAAGAAGACGCTGAAAATGTTGCAGAACAATTAAAAATATTAGATCCTGAAGCAGTAAAAAGAGGGGATCTTGAGTTTAGAGCCGTTGCAGAAAAAGAGGGAGTTGAAGGACCTCTAAAGATAACTGTTTCAGCAGAATCATACAAAAGTGTTCAGGCTGCGTTAGTTGAAATTGCACAAAAGGCAGGAAAAGTAGAACCTAAATTAAATACAAAAACAGGAAAATTAGAAAAAGAAAGAATATCAGAAACTGTTGCTAGAGCAATAAGAAAAATAAAAACAACAGATCCAAAAACAGGTAAACCTCTAAAACAAGAGTTAGATGGAGATGAAGCATCAAAAGCTGTAAATGACTTTTTCTTTCCTTTAATGAAAAAATATAATTTAACTCAGGGTAATATATCAGATATGTTTTTGGCAGACATGTCTGAAGCAGGTAGACAGCTTGCTGTTGGAAGTGCTATAAAAAAACAATTAAAAGATGCATTAACCGATGTATCTCAGTATGACTACTTTGGGTTTGCCAAGGCTAGACAGCAAGCATTGAAAGAGTTAGACGATACTGCAAAAAATAAAAATGTTAGAGACTATTATCAAAATACTGTATCAGCAAAAACAGGAGAGATAATAAAAGAGTTAGATGCCGCTCGTTTGGCGTTTATGACATCTCAACCTGCAACTACTGCAAGAAATATAGCAGGTAGTGCCATTCGTTTACCTATGGATGCACTTGTACGTTCAGTAGATACAACATTACAGAAAATAACAGGAGTAGAAAGACTTACACCTAATAGTGATGCATGGGCTATGTTTGGAGGATTTTTAAACTCTGCAGAGACTAATGCTGTTGTAGCGTTAATGAAAGCAGATTTTGCAGGTCAAACAGATAAAGTGCTAAGACCTCTAATAGACATGGCTGATGCAACAAAAACTCAGAGTAAAATAAAAGGTTTATCAACGGCGGCAAGAGCAGTTAATATATTAAATACTATATCTGATAACTGGTTTAAAAAAGTAGCATTAACAGGCACTTTAAAAAGAGAATTAAATAACATAGCCACTATTATAAATCCAAAAACAAAAGATGAAGCGTTAGAATACTTTGAAAAATTTTTAGTTAAGACAACAGGACCTGACGGAAAAATAATTGTTGGAGGAGAAAAAGGATTAAAAGATTATTATAAACTTATAGGGGTAGACGATAAAAGTCCTGATGCTTGGAAGTCTATATTTAGACAAGAGGATTTTAACTTATCCAACATAATACAAAAAGGTAGATTTCACGATGTATTTGGAAAGACAAAAGAAGGAAGAGATGCTGTACAAAATGCCGTTGAAGAAGCCCTATACTTTACGTATCAGAGATCACCAGACAATCCATTAGCTAAGTCTTTTATAAATGGCGTACACTCTTTACCCTTTCTTGCAACATCTGTAGCACCTTTTCCACGATTTATGGTTAATGCTATGCGTTTTACTTACGAACATTCTCCTGCAATGTTAATGTTTGATAAAAAAGCAAAAGCACAACTAATGTCTCTGGCAGGTAACAAATCAGCTAGAGAGGTAACTGAAGGTTATACAGAGTTATCTAAAAGTTTAGTGGGTACATCTGTGCTTATGGGAAGTGTTGCGTTTAGACAATCAGAGTTTGCAGGTGAAAACTGGTATGAAGGTAAAACAGCAGATGGAAGAACATATGATCTAAGACCATTCTTTCCGTTAGCACCTTATTTGTTTTTTGCAGATTTGATAGCTAGAAAAATGCAAGGTAATCCTGTTACTCCTGAAACAGCTTCTAAATTAATACAGACAACTATTGCCACAGTTACAGGTATGCAAGCTTTTAAAACAGGGTTTGGATTATATGCATTTGAAAGCTCCATAGCAGATATAGAAGAAGGTAACTTTCAAGGCATGGGTAAATTAGCTACAGAATGGGCAGCAAACGTAGCAGAAACTTTTACTATCCCTTTGAGTTTTGGTCAAGACGCATATAGTACATTCTTTGCAGAAGATGATGTTAGAATATTAAAAAGTTTAGATAGTCCCAATCTTTTTAGTTTGTTTGTTAATAAATCTACTAAGCGTCTACCTTGGAATAATTACATACATGATTTTATGGATAATACTTTTGAGAATTATGAGAAACCTTTAGAGCTTACATCTCCGTTTACTACCGAAAAAATAAGAAGACCCGGAGCAATACAAAAACAATACTCAGGTTTAATGTTTAGAGAAAGAAAAACACTTGTACAAAAAGAATTTATTAGACTTAGAATACCACCATCAAAGTTAGCAAAAAGAACTAAAGACCCAAAGTATAATAATATAATAAATTTTTTATCTGCTGAGTTTGCAGTAGGACCTTTACACGAACTTATGACATCAGAAAGATATTTGAAGCACAAAGATGACCCACAGCTTCAGAGACAAATGATAGAGTACAGTATAGTTAATGAGTTTCACCCAGTAAAACGATATATAATGGATAACATAGCTAGAGGTTCTAAAACATCTAAAGTAATATCATTCTACAAATATAATAGACTGGGAGAATATGAGAAAAAAGTGGCTGAGAACACATATCATCAAATGACAAATCCAGAAACAAATAAACCTTACGGTGTGCCAGACAATGATAATTATGATTATGAACTTTTATATGATATTGGTAAAAGCATTAGAAAAGCTATACCAGAGCCAGAGTAGACTAATTCTTTACAGGTAGCTTACGCAATACCTCTTTTATCTCTTTCAGACTTTTCTCACACTCTCTTAGCCTGTAGGTCATTTCTGTGAGAATTTCGAACATTGTCTTCGGATCTTTGTTTCTTCTGTCCATAAAATCCTTTGCTTCTTTTTCTAACCTCATGTATTCCTCTATCTAAGTTTTCGTAGTAGGCTTTACTAAACCCACGTTCCCATTCTCTGTGTTGCATAGTATCGGAACTATAGGGGTTGCGTAGCTTTCCATATGCAAAAGCATCGTAGCCTTTCATCCACTGTATCTTCAGTGGTGCATCATGTTTACCAAGACCACGTTCTTTTCGTGATAGATGTTTCATGTTATGCTCCTATATCCACAATCTCACAGCTATCACCAGAACAGGCAAAGGTCTGTGAAGATTTAGTGTTATCTTCTTTTTCATAATCAATAAATTTATTCCAATCTATATGTCCGAACTTACTGCTAAAATCATTGTATACAGCTTCTGTACAGTCCTGATATGGTGCTTGTTGATAAGTATGATCGGAGTGTGGTAAGAAAGAAACACCTGACATCTCGTCAAAATGTTTGAATACAAATGCTCCCACTTCCATCCATTCATCATCACGCACTGATATAGTAACAGAAGGTTTATGCTCACACCAATGTCTCTGATAGAGAAGCCACATCTCTAGCTGTTCGATAGCTGTCATGTCATTTCTCATAACAGAGTTCTTAGGTGACTTCATAGGAAAGCTAAACACTGTCTGTGTATCTGGCTTCATAAAGTCTGCTTCACTTGGTATGCCACTATCTACCATGAAGTTAGTGAGAGGATCTTTATTATCGCCCCTAACGGTACGAATATAATAACTGCTATGACGAGGGTGGATACCACTGCTTGAGTCAACAAGCTGTGATACTGTACCACTTGGTTTGACGCAGGTGATGGCTGTGCTTTGGGGGATACCAAAGATTGTTGACCATTCTTTGTTTGTTTCAACGGCAACTTCTCTGAGTTGTTGTAGGGTTTTTTCAAGTCCATTTTTCTTTCCATTAGTTAGTGGGTTATCCATGATACCTGTTAAACTGACACCTAACAATCTCTCTTCTTCCGTATTTGTATTCCAAATCTTACGTAGGTAAGGAAACTTTGTAAGCGTAGCTTGTGCTGTGCCAAGTATGGTAGCAAGCATAACCTTTCTCTTCAAATCGTCAAACTTATCTTTCTCACGAATAACTACTTCGGTCAGATTGCAAAATTGATAAGGACGTAATATTATTTCACTGCAAGGATTACAGCCAAAGTCATAGTTAGGATCTCGCCTACCATACTTTGATGCTTGGTCTTTTGCTGATAGCCTATTGAATATACCACGTTCACCAGACTTTGATTCCACGAGAGATGTCCACTCACGTAAGAATGTTTCACCGTCTGGTTTATCTGTGTAGACAACAGAGTTGTTTGACAGAGCCATCTGTGGTGCTGTCTCCCACCATTTACCAGACTTGGCATGTCTCATGCGTTGGTCTGAAAGGTTAGACAAGCTAATCATAGCAGAACGTCTAACACCACCAGAGACTACAACTTCTCCCACCTTACACATAAGATTGTGACAATCATAACTAGACAGCTTCTTGCCTTCATTCTGTCTAAACAGGGCAACAGTAAAGTTAAATAAATCTACGAGTGGAGCAGGACCACTGGCTCTACCACCGAACACTTTTAGTCTAGCACCTGCAGGTCTTACATTTGACATATCCCACATAGGAACTTCGCCCATATACAGATGACCTATAAGCTTACGTAAGGCTCTTGCCCATCCTTCTTTGCTGTCTTGTACTTTTATTACAGTGTCAACATGATCTAAGCCTTGTGGTATCTCTGGTAACTGACTTACGTATTGTCTTTCTACAGAGAAGCCAACACCAGTGCCACACAAAAGAATGTACATAGCTTCATCAAAAGCTTTTGGATCATCAACAGGAAGATAGCTACAGTTGTATCCTGCTGTATTATCTCTTTCGAGAGCAGGTCCTGCTGTCATCAAGGCTCTCATAGAGGGCATAACTTCTAAGTTAGTTATAGCATCAATGATCTGTTGCTTCGGTAGATGTCCTTTGACTTTCTCAGTTATATAATCTACATATCTGTGAACAGTTTCTTCCCATGTTTCCCTACGTCCTTTTTCATCTATCCATCTAGCATACCTAGAAATTGCAATAAACTTTTGATAATCTTCCATAATTAATTCTCCATTATAATTTTAATATTTTTTATTTTAAGTCCATCAATATCATGTATAAACTCTTCTACAGCTTCTTGTATTTCCTCGCTAGGATCTCCATCAGCAGGTACAGGATAGTCTTCTTTATCCAAATCCAATGTCAAAAATATTTTAACAACCATCGCTCAACTCTATACCTAAAGAAGTGAATAAATCTGGGGATGACTTGTCCCCCTTTTTTACTTCTATTAATTTATTGAGATACCACTGTGCCTTCTCTAAATCCTGCACACCATTCTTGTATCGGTATCTCCAAAGATACTTCATTATATTTCCTTGCAGATAATACTCAAAGCCTTCTCCAGTAGCTGACATTATTGCATCTATACATTCTACACCATACTTGTTGTAATGTGGTGGGCTGTTGACCATATCTTTATCCTTACAATTATTAATTTCCCATTTTGCCATATTATGCACTCCCATCTGTTTTTTTGTTAAAGTGAAGTTTTATTATATTACCATCTCTATTAAGTATACTACCATTTTTTTTTGGTGGGTCAAGATCTTTTTGTGCTATTTCCCAAAGTTTATCTCTGGCTTCTTCATCTTCTTCTATAAGAACAGGAGTTGCCATTATCATTCGTACAAAATTCATAAGAGAAAAATAATCGACATCGCTTAGAGGGCTAGAGTCAAACGCATCAATAGTTAGATGCAGATTTCCTGTCCATTTATCTTTGTCTATCTCTGGTGATATACGGATACTAATCTCTTCATCTCTATATCCTAAAAAATTTAGTGGTTCTCTGGTCATATTTTTTTATTCCTAAATTGTATGAGAGTTGGATGCGTCTTTATTCCTTTTTTACTTAGCCACTTATTTGGTATAACTCTGTTGCAATAAAGAAAGTCATTCTTCTCACACCATTTACCGTAAGAGGTTTTAGATCCTTTTCTCAGTTTGTTGTTTTCATTTTCAAAAACAAATCTAATTTCTAATTTAGGATGTTGTTTCTTTATTAAAAGATGCTTCCGTCTATCAGCTACAGTAAATCTGCCCTTAGTCTCTATTATAATACCGTTTGGCAATACAAAGTCTGGTGTGTACATACGATAAGCTAGGTCTTCCCATTCTATCTTCATACCCTCGTATATAAATGGAATGGAGAGTTCTTTCAACTCATCTGCGATCTTTACTTCAAGACCACTACGAAAACCTAGCCTACGTGCTAGATTATATTTTTTACTTCCGTACACTTACCACCAAACAGATGTAGATCTAACAGACGGAAAGGCTTTCAGCCCAAGAGCTTTTAGCTCATCATTAAGAGCTTCGTCTGCAGACTTTCTAGCATCCATTGCTATCTTCAAACCTTCGTACTTTCTCTCACGATAAGCTTTCTTCATCTCCATAAGTTGCTTTTCCATTTCACTAATTTCACTAGCCATTTCATCTAGTGTGGTGTTAGATTTATCATTCATGCTACATTCTCCTTTCCTATACTAACATATGAAACAATTTTAGGCTCTTTAGCTTTAGACAACAAGGAAGGTAACTCCTGCAAATTCTCCCAACATGAATTTTTATATCGACAGAAAGAACAAGTTATATTTAATATCCTATTGCCTGTAGCCTTACCTCTGAAGGTTTCTTCTACAGATTCGAAACATCTTTTAAAGACATTACTTTTTACTACATTGACGTTGGCTTCTAGCTTTTTAACTTCTTCATCTACGTCAATGCTACTTGCAGGTACGTACTTGAACTGACCATTGGCTTTGTTAACAACCCACCAACCACCTGCTTTTTTACCAGAAGCTTTAGCATAACCTGCCAACTGTCCCACGTAACCAAAAGGATCTTCTTTGGCAAGAGTATCGTATGATTCAAACTTATTTCGATACGACCAATCTGAAGCAGACTTAATATCGTCTACAGCATCATTCAATACTAAATCATACGTACCACTAACCTTCGTATCAGCAACGTCTAATGAAACTTTGTCTGAGTTTTGGAAATCAATCTTAGCTTCTTTCATCAATCCCTTGAATACAGCTTCAACTATATCCCCAAGCATCATGTTCATTACGAATGTTGTAGGCAGAGGATCAGCTTTCTCTGGACTATTCTTTTCAAACCAGAGTTGGCAAGAAGGTCTGCCTACATTTGACATGCGTAGTTGAAACTTTCTACGCTTTGTCTTTTTACCAAACTGACGTTTCAATGCTTCTCCTATGTCTTTCTTAATACTTGTTATGGTACTAGCAGACATAGAGGTCTTTCCATTGATAGCATCTTCCAAGTATTGATGCAATGCCATTTCAGAGGGATGCTTCATTCGAATGGTATCTCCTCTGTTTCGATAATCTCGTCAACGACACTAACATCCATGTCCTCTTTCTTACGAGAGTTTTCGTCCCAAGCACCGATGATGTAGTCGTTATAATTATCAACCCATTGCATAAAATCTGCAAAGGTTTGTTGGTCTTCGTCCGACAGTTTTATTGTGTCTGTCAAATTGACAGCAACCGATGGAAGATAGAAGCTGTTACCATTAGGTAACTTTTTCTGCTCCGTAGCTACTTCAAACATATGCTGTGGTGGTAGCCTTTTCATTTTGGACAGCTTCACAAAACAATTACCAAGAGTTTTGAAAGCATCTCTGTTTTCTACTTCCCATATGAAAGGTGTAGTGCCTAACTCAGCCGATACACCATTAGTGTCTACAGCATCTTTCAAATCAATAGTACCAAAGATAACACGTACTCTCTTGATTTGCTTAATCAAATCCTGCGTTGATTGGTCAAGAGCCTTGAAGTCTTGAATGAACCCTGCAGGTTTACCACAGTTGAACCCACCATCATTATCCTTGAGATCAACATTAAGATTGTCATTCATAACTGTCTTAATATATTTGTTTGGTGTGTCCCCAGAACCCATTACAAATCGCTTATACATATACCTCTGCATAAACGGACGAACACTCGCTGTGGTGGAATATAATGTTTCACCATCTGGTATCTCTAGTTTGTATGTACCACCCTCTACAACTTCAACATTAACAGACTTTCCGTTGATCTCTGATTGACCCATTAAGGGCGAGTGATTAATTCGTAGTCGAGCAAGTGTACTAGACTTCTTCTTTGTATCGTTTTCTGAAACCATGCCCATAGCTTTTGCCATAACTGCGTAGTTATCTGTATCTATTGTTGTAATGTTTGCACTCATATATTTATCTCCTATTAATTAAAGAACTATAGTTATATCACATGACATCTTTAGTGTCAAGCCAATTATTTCCTATTTTTGATTCTAATAACAAGGGTACATTAAAGTCTATGTTGAAATGGTTATCAACAATATTTTTTAAGTTCTTGTTAATATCTTTCATCACCTTTAAAACTTGGTCTTGCTCGTCTGGGTGAATATCTATCACGATAGAGTCATGCACAGAATTTACAATACAGCTTTGCATTTTTTGCAATGCTTCCTCTATTCGTATTAGAACCAAAGGAACGATGTCGGCAGTAGCAAAACTCTGTACAGGATAGTTCTTAATCTGTGTCCCATACGTAACTTTACCATTACCCTTTCTCTCAACATCTGGAAAAGAAAACTCTCTGCCAGATGGTGTTTTTATCCTCAAAGTATCTATAGCTTCTTGGGCAAGATTACTGTGCCAGTTAGCTATACCGTCATACTTCTTGGTAAACTGCTCGTAGTATTCAGCTTCAGCTTTTGTCCTTCCATAACCAGTAGCACCGTAGAGAGGTGCAAAGGTATGTGCTTTAGCTTCTTGTCTTGTTGTAGGCTGTCCTGCTTCCGATATAACCTTTGCTGTGTAAGCATGAACATCTACACCATTACATATCTCACGAATAGCTGTTTTATCCTGCGACAAAAAAGCTGCAACTCTAAACTCTAGCTGTGCAAAGTCAGCTTCAAGTATCTTTCCTTCGTTCCAACGAGATATGAAAACCTTCTTCACAGGAAACGTACCACCTCTGGGCATGTTCTGCATATTAGGGTCTGCACCACTGAACCGTCCTGTAGAGGTACGGTGCTGTAATAATCTAACGTGTAGCTTACCATCTCTCTTAACATGGTCTGCAATGCCCTCTACAAAGCTAGAGAGATATGTTTCTACTGCCGACAACCTACGTATCTTCTTTAAGAAACTCTGTGCTGTAGTATCACCCTCTCGTCTAGCCATGTTCTCAAGTATCTCTACGTTTGATTTGTTTATCGTGAAACCACTGTGACTAACCCAACGTGAGTTAGGTGGCTGTCGCTTTAGACCAGCTACTTCGTTGGCTACATTCTTATAAATAAACCCAAGATTATTACACGTAGAACATTTTGTTGGTCTGGCATATGGCTTACCATCTTTTCGCATCTTTTGTATTACACCTTTACCATCACAAGCTTCACACTTAAATGCTTTCTTCTTATATATAGTCTCGGCTTTTTCCAGAACTTTGCTTTTGAAACCATTGTAGTCCATCTTATAATCAAAACAGCTAGACCAATCATTCTTATCTTTTGGCTTACGGCTGTATATCACCCACGATAGTTGCTCTGGGCTGTTTAGATTGATAGGAACATCGCCCATAAGTTCTCTAACTTGTACATTTAAATCCTGTACAAGCTGTCTCTTTTCTTTTTCAAACTCTTGTTTAACTTCTTCTAATCCTACATAGTCAACAGCAAAACCGTTCCTATATATCTTACACAAGCAAACAGCAACCATATTTGTAAGGCTAACTGTATTCATCAACCCACTGTCTTTACCATATAGTCTACCAAATATATTATCTGATAATTCATCTGTGGCACGTAAGTCTGCCACTAGATATTCCGATAACTCGGCATGAGGTATGTCACGAACAGAGAACCCTTTTTTGAAATATTCTTTTAATGTATCTTGCTTCTTTGTTTCTAGTCCATACCTCTCTGCACACATCTCAAGTGATGACGGTTTCTTTTGACCTCGCTGTAAAACATAGTCCCCCAACATTGTGTCAAAAACAATACCGTCATACTTGAAACCAGACTCCCACAACCAGAGGAGATCGTGAGATACGTTGTGGCATACAAGAACTGTAGCCTTATCAAGCATATCTTGAACAATCTTTTGCCCATCTGGTGTGGGTTCTGTTTCACTGTGGTCAAACGTAATTACCTGCTCACCAAGCTCACTCTTCATTCCAATCATGACAAGGGAGTTATTGGTTTCAAAAGGATCTAAGTGTAGCCTATCGTTCCGTTTGGTTACAGTATTCTCTACATCAAGCACTAATTTCATAATCTATTCCTTTGATTATTTTTCGAATCTTATTAACGCTTACTCTAAACCATTCTCCATTTCTGTCAAGAGAAATCTCACTTATTACGTCATGTGCTATCTCTTCAGCCACTTTTCTGTTTAGAAAATACTTGCTGTATTCTAATCTATAATCTCTGTGAGGACTAGATGTTTGATAACTTCCACATCTATCCTGAGAATCAACAGCCATGCCAACCTTATACCAACCTTCCCACGCAGGGTTAGATATAATATACACATACCCATCTTTCTGTTTATTGTATTGCCGTAATGTGTTCTTAGATATTTCTAAGGCTGTCTCTTTTAGTTCTTCTTTTCTTTTGATGTCTTTAACATCTAAGTTTCCAAAGAGAAATGATAGTAATTGTGTAATCATGCTGTGTCCTTTCTTATATAGTTGCTTACAAAATGTTTAATATCTTTGTGCTTATACCATGTATTTTTATTTAAAACTCTCCAGTTATTATCTATCAAGGATACAACAAATTTTTTATCTAATAAAACAAGACCATCTCTATAACTTTCTATTTGTAAATCTTCATGTATCAAAGATATCAATTTTTCTATTCTTTGAATATCTCTCTTGTAAGGATTATTATAATAGGCTCTATAATAATTCTCTTCCTCACATTGATCTGATTTAAATTTAGATATTGTAAGTTTAGACTCTAAGTTGGGCAAGTCTTTTTTAGTAAATTTATATATACCTAAATTCATCATGCTGTGTACCTCGCTGTTTTGTAATCTAAATCACAAACAATGCGACCATGCCAACCAGACAATTTATTCTTTACAACATTGATGTGACGTAACGTGCTTTCTTCACCACCATCGTCATCCCCACCTTTCTTATTTACAGGTGCATCTTTTGCTATCAAAATCATCAAATCGGCTTCTGCTGCCTTACCTGTTCTACTGCCTTCCATCATGGCTTGGTTAAGTACAACCTTACCTTCTGCTTCGGCAGATAACTGTGACATATAAAATATGGCACACTTATGCTGTTTCGCTATCATACGAGCATGAACTGCATTAGCTTTCAATGCTTCATCCGTCCTAGCAAACCCTGCTGTCTTAGCAAACTTGTCACCCATATCAAGAACAACAACGTCTGGCTGATAAGACTTGCATACACTCTCAACCCAAGACATATCTTTGCCAGTAGCGTCACGTAGCTTGACATTTTTTTGTATTGGTGCATATAACTCTTTTGCTTTACTAGGGTTCTCTTTTATCTGGTACTTGTCCATACCAGTAGCTGAAGTGAGGTAGCGTAGACCCACACGGTGACTGCCCTCTTCATTGCAAAGCACGACACACTTAGCACCCTGCCTTGCGAAACCATTTACTCCTGCAATCAAACTCGCATGAAAAGACGTTTTACCTGTGTTGGGTCTAGCACCCACTTCGATAAGGTGTCCATCATTGACACCCTCAACGACCCTAGTAAGGGACGATATATTGAAAGACCATCTGGCTTCCATGTCGTTCTTCTGTAGCAAAGTGTCTACATCCATGTCATCCCACTCTATGTTAAGGTTGGGAGTGAAGTCATCGCCATAACTCTCAAGTATATTACGCAAAGGCTCAAGGCTTGTCTGCGAACCATTTACATAATCAAAACCAAGATTGGCAATATCTTCGCCCACAACTTGTTGGAATAACTTTGATAAGACTTCCTGTGCTACATCATTACCCAACGGATCTTCTTTCTTAATCCTCTTGAATAAATCTCCGTATGCACCTTTCTGTGCAGTTGTTAAGGTAGGATTGTTAGCCATGAACAACGCTTCAATCTCATCTGGTGTGACGGTTCTCTCGTAGTTGTACATCGCTTTGTCGATAGATGTCTTAATCTTTCGAACATCTTTACTGAATAATCTATCTGGGCATCTAGCACCTCTATGCTCTTCATAAAAGGCTCTGTCCATCAAACTTCTAACTAAACTTAATTCCATGCTGTGTCTCCCATTCTTTTTAAATTGTGTATGTCTATCTCTCTACTGTACTTTAGATCATCTGTCAAGCGTAATATCTTTACGTTGTCAACATGACCTCTTAACTCTTTACTAAAGGCTACAGTTTTCGGCAATGCGTCTGGGTCTAGTGCCACGATAACAGTTGAGAACTGCGATAAATACTTTTTATGTGTTTCAGAAAGAGATGTACCCAACACAGCAACACCCACAAATTCATCTCCACCGACCACGCAAGCACTCACGCAATCCTCAACTACAACTGCCCTTTTCCCTAACCCATGAGAAAAAGGCAATCCACTTGTACCATACTTTTTCCACTTTGGCAAGCTATTTCTTAACGATCTGCCAATAGCATCAACTGTAATGCCATTATGCACAATAGGAAAGACAGCACGATTATCTTTTACATCATAATGTAATTCCCATTCGTCAATACCGAACCTCGATGTGAACCTAGTAATCTCACGCTGTCCATTGTACGGCACAACATACTCTGGCATTACAAAGTCAGCATTGTCCAACTCTTTTACAGCATAACCCAAAGACTTCTTAATGTCTTCCGATGTCAACTGGACACGAACACCACCAGATACGGAACAAGATGCCTTGTAACAATTCCATACAAGACTACCCATATTGTTAGTAGCAGTAAAAGTTTTATAGCCATCACAATTAGGACAATTCATACGCTTAGTTTCTCCATCACGTAACTCTAACTGTAACACTAAACTGTATATATCATTTATCATATTATATCACTTTCAATGTCTGCACTTAAAGTGCTTTTAACATGATTCGTTCTTTTTGTCAATGCATTGTTTGCACTTGTGAACGTATTTTTAATGTAAGGCTGTACCGAACTTATGTTTGTGTGTCCTGTAACTGACATAATCTGGCTAATATCTACACCTGCATCAACCATCTGTGTAACTCCAGTTCTTCGTAAGTCCATAAGTCGCAGTTCGTCAGACAGCCCTATCTTCCTCATGACACGCCTTGCCAACATTCCTATCTC